CACGCCCCTAGGAGGCGTGTTATTCTTGAACTAAAGCAACATCCTAGCTTGTATAGTAGGAAAGTAATGCCTAGGATTAACTTTCCTTGCTACAAATTGCATGTGTAGCATATCGCTGCCAGTCATGTAATGGCCATAAGAAAATCCACCATAAGGTATGGTAGAAGTATCATAATCTACATTCCTAACAAAACGATAACCACTCAAATATTGAGAAGCATAAGATAGAAGTACATTCCAGTGATCAGCTGAAGTTGTGTACTTCCTAAACCGTTCAGGATAAACGGCTTTAGTTGCTAGTTCAGTTACATCCAGATCAGGCAGACCCCTTCGCCACTCAGCTCCAAGAAAATGAACCTTATCAACCATTGATTTCAGTACATTTAGTTTAAAACCAAGAGCTGAAACAAATGCCGCCATATGTTGGAGTTTGACTTTCCTATCAGTACAAAAGATAGAATCATCACCCAACACCAAGACCTCACGCCAATAGACTCTAAGTCTAAACTTATGGGAAATCATCCCAATAAGCATAATGTTAACAATAGAATCGATCAACTGCGTGAAGTACGACCCACTTGGCACCCCATGGTCCTTGCCCACATATAAGTGTCCGTCAGGCATAACAATGGGCGTGTGGATGAAGTAATTAAGTATCATCTTCCACTCGACGGGATCAACGTCGAACCAAGTCTCTAAAATAGAGAAGGCGGTTTCTATAAAATGCGCTGGTATTGAAGCATCAAACTTCGAAAAATCCAGTGCATATAAGTGCCTTCTTTGAAGGCCAGAAAGTAAACCGCCCAAGGCTGGCTTCGATAGGCCTAAAGCCATTGGCGTACGATAAGACAAAAAATGATCAATTAAAGGTCTAGCATACTTAGACTCTAAAAGAGTCATTTCTAAAGGATAACCCCAAACCAACCTTGTCTTATCACTTTTCTGAGTCCTTGCATAAGCAATACATGGACTAGGAACTTTTACGCCATCAATGACTTGTTTCATCCTATCGATAGCATAAGGGAGAACTTCGCCTTTAGTCCTAAGAAAAGGTAGTCCAGACGACTTGGACTTATCAACTGCCTTCTCAATTTCTTGAATTGATAAGGGAGACAGTTTTGGATGCTCTTTAGGACGTGCGAAAACTCTCCAAGCGAAGTCAACCCCAGCTCTCCAAACATCTGAAGGTATTTTTACTCTATTGTGAAAATTAGAGCCATACCTTTCAAGTGACTTCCAGAGCTGTTTAGGTCTATAAATAGACCTCGGGTTGTGTTCCCACTGAATACCTTGTCTTTCCAAAAGTTTAGCAACACGATCATCAAATACGACATGTTCACTCTCAGAAGACATTCTCTTCACATATTCAGTGATTCCAGGCCTGTTGAACTTGCCCTTATCAGTGAAGCCTCTTAGCCTCATTTGACATCCCTCCAACAAGCCGTGTAGCTTAACGCACCACCATGAGCTTACGCAGCGGTCAAGACACCACACCAGGGGACGTCCACTTCTATGAGTGACCAATTGGTACGGAGTAGGCCAACCTCCGATGTTTCACCCTATAGCCACCTGTCTCATAGACCAAGTAAACTACGACCAAGTCAAGTGGAACCACTCAAAGAGTGGAGCA